TCATGGCACGTTATAACCTGCATGATTATCTGGATGATCAGCGTCACTGGCTTGCTGTTTGGCAGGATCACCTTGAGAAGCTGGTTGGTCAGCCTCTGGTTTGATCCCCACGTTATCTTCCCAGGCCAGCAAGTCTGAAAGTCTCCACCTTTTAGGGCTGCCATTTATTTTAGGCTGCGGGAATGGCTGAGCAAAGTAAGAGGGCATCCGGGATGGGGTGCTCCAGAAATAGAGTGTGCTGCGCGATATTTTGTATCTGGACAGAACGTCATCGGTTATCAAAATTTCATCTGATTTATGAGATGTATTAGTCATAAAAACCCCTTAGTTACATTGTCCAGGCAGATGGTGTAGCGGAACGTTTAAACCTACTGCGCGTTGATCTCTCCACCTCATCCGGTGTTTCGTATGCCGCCGGCAACTACTTCGTGGGCTCCATGCCTGGGTGGTTCGCGGTGCGTCTTGGTAAGCCTGATTAAATCACTGGTTTACTATTATGTCAATGTTGGGTTTATATGTAGTGTAAATCACAGGTTTGCATAAGCGTTTTTGAGAGATAGCCAGTGAATCGCAGGCAAAAAAAACCGACACTATGGTCGGGAGTTGGGAGATTGGCGCTGTAGGAATGAGTATATGGATTAATATGGGTATGAAAACTCGTCTCTTTGACCTGGTTAAGGTTTTTTCATGTAGAGATTTACTAGGAGTGTAATCACAGGCATGGCTATAGAAAGCAAGAGGATACCAAGCATCCATACTTTCAAGCCGCTAACCTGTGAATTAACAAAATCCTCTCCAGCCTTTTTGGCTAATTTTTCATCAATATCAACGAGTTTTTGTAAAATTGTCGAAACATCTGTCTTGGTAGCGGAGGTTGTACCAACCAGATTTCTTATGTCTGACCTCGCTTCAGCCAGATTAGCCTTAATATCTTCAACGTTGGCTTCTAATTTAGCAACTCGAACTTCAAGCATACCACCACCTCCATCGCCGCCATCATGATCATTATGATGAGGGCTTGTGTCTCGATCTGCAAGGTGAGAAGCTTTGCTATATTTCGTTATTTTTATAATGGAACCCATTACTCACTCCATTCTGACGCTACTGCCACATAAATATCATATGTGTGCGCAATGTTTGCCGAATCACATAAAGTTGTTAAATCTTTATCTTTGTATTCAGAACCATACTCATACAATGTGATCGCAACTCTGTAGTAACCGTTACCTTCGACCCTGAATCTTTCGGTCGAAGAGGTGGAAAGAGCAAACTCACCAGTTTTAGCAAAAAAAGTCGCATACTTATTAGGTTCGGTTATGTCGTTAGGGTAGCCAACCTCAATTCCTTGCGAGTCGTAGAATCTTGTAAATAAAGAGTAAAAATGATCATCACTTAGACCGATAAGACCGAATTCAATAGTAACGTGAAGTATCGTCTCGTTATCCGGTAAAAAAAGATACGGTGTTGGAGCTAAAAAGCTATCTTCATGGATGGAGTGATGATCTCTAGAAACATAAGCATATGCAATTTTAGCAGTAGAATTTATCACTTCACTCCCCTGGTAGTTCTGTTTGTAACCCGTCTACTCTGCATCACCCTTTATCCTTCGCCCCATATACTTTGCATACAGCTCATCGAGTTCCTTCAGCCGCAACGACACAATCCGCAATATGTTCTGCTGTTCTTCTTCTGGCAGTTGGCGATAGAGCTCTAGTAGACGCTGTTCATCCGGCTTAAGTCCGTCTTTCTCACCAACGTCTTCTCCGAGTAGCCAGGCGACAGAAATACCAACAGCGTCGGCTATTGCTAGTGCTGATTTCTTACTAATCACGCCTTTCTTGAACCAGCCGTTTACGGCCTGAGGGGTGACTCCAGCTATACGTGCCATGTCTGCCTTGGTAACGCCGCGATCAGTGATCTCGGTAAGGCGTTCTACCAGAACGAGGTTGGGTTCTTCTTTTCTCATAGAATCATTGTAAATATTTGGTTTATACACACAATAAATCCAGAATTTGCATAGAGTATAAATCTGTGGTTTACTCTTGTTGTTAAACAGGAGAAACTCATGTCCGCACTAGATAAAGCAATAAAAGCCGCTGGTTCAGCTAACCGTAGGCAAACAACTGTACACGCGCCGATTAATCAGGAGTTTCATCTCCAGGGCATTACTCCGGAGCAGTTGAGCGCTACACTCAATCAGAATAATCGACAGCTTTCCAGGCAGTTAAAAGGTGAACTCACAAAGGAGGTTACCATGCCACAAGGGGCTTTTGGCAACGCTCTAAAAGGAAACTATACACGACACGGTCCTAGGTAAGCTAAACTGCATTAGCTGAGACTTGATTAGGTAGGTAAGTCTAACAATCTGAGTAGGTGCAAGAAAACACAAGGATCTTATTAATGGAAGCGTTGTTAACATTTACATTTAAAGACTTCATAGCTTTTATGATTCTTCTTTTTATTGGCGGACTTATCTTCAATAGGAGACGTAAACGTAAGGAGGTCCGAGTGAAGTTTTCATTTCTTTGGCTTGTTTTGATAGTCGGTGGAATTCTTGAAATATGCGATGACATCTACACAACTTATTCCTATAGGCATAATCACTTATATAATAATGATACGCTTACAACCGTGTTTAACTATGATTTTGCAAAAATTGTTTTTTGTGGGGTTTTGATCTTTGTTTCTATTGCGCTTCTTCTTCAGGAGTTGCTTTTAAACAAGCAGTCACATTGACGTACATTTCCTGTCGGCGCATCGCCATTTTTTATTTTGATATGGGGCTGTGCCGAAACAATGTAAGCTCACATTAAATTCAATAAAATTAATGTATTGATAATGCTGTTTTTTTTGATTTCTTTTAGCTCTTGAGGTGAGTTGATAAATATATCGCCTTGTGTGTTTTTTTCGATTTAATAAGGTTTTTATCTTCGTTAATCTGAACCAAAAAATCAGAGATTTCTTCGATTCCATCGTGCTTTATTCTGAAATGAAAACCCTCCTGAGGTTAATGGTGAAATTTTATTCGAGATACTTTACCGGGAGCCTGCATGACTGATATCTACTACCCACATGACTATCTTCCAATGCCACTGCAGGAAGGATACGGATTCCAGCCTGTAAGCCCGTTAAAACGAACCCAGCTAACCACCGGCCGCGCGCGGCAAAGGCGAGCTTATACGTCCACGCCGACGCAGGCCAGTGTGTCATGGTTTATGGAGACTGACGGTCAGGCTCAGCTGTTTGAAGCCTGGTATAGGGAAAAAATAACGGATGGCGCTGACTGGTTTTGTATGAAGCTACAAACCCCGCTGGGGGTGGAGTTTTATAAATGTCGGTTCACTGATATCTATGAGGGGCCAACACTGGTGGCGCCGATTTACTGGAAGTTCACAGCGACACTCGAACTCTGGAAACGCCCTGTGCTGCCTGATGGATGGGTCGATTTCCCTGACTTCATTGTGAACAGCGATATTCTTGATCTTGCAGTTAACAGGGAATGGCCTGAAGCATGACAAGACTTAACAGGCTCTATGCCAGCAGCGGGCCGGAGGTGATCATTGAAACGCTGCAGATCACCGTTGGTTCAGATGTTCACTACCTGTGCCAGGGGTATGAGGATATTACGGCGACGACGGAGAGCGGCAATACCGTAACGTTTACCGCCTGCGCGATTGACATTGCGCTGCCGGCGCGCAACGCGGACGGTACGCAAGATTTGAAATTCGCCCTGTGTAATGTTGATGGTGTTGTGTCCACGACGATCCGCAATGCCCTGGCTAACAGGTTGCCTGCATCGCTGACATACCGCAGTTTTATCTCCACGGATTTAGCCGCGCCTGCGGCAGTGCCGTATACGCTGAAAATCAAGTCGGGTTACTGGACGGCTACAGAGGTGCAGATCACTGCGGGCTATATGAATGTCCTCGATATGGCCTGGCCGCGTTACCGCTACACGCTCCCTGTCTTCCCCGGACTACGTTATATCAGCTAAGGAATCCATCATGTTCATCCCTGATAAATACCGTTCAGTCACTTGGCTGAAGGGCGGTCGCGTATATCCGCAGCTCGACTGCTTCGGCATTGTGAACGAGATACGCCGGGATTTGGGCTTGCCTCTCTGGCCTGATTTTGCCGGGGTCACTAAAGACGACGGCGGCCTCGACCGGGAGGCGCGTCAAATGATGCTTACCCTGGAGCGCTGCGACCCCTGCGACGGGGCTGGCGTGGCCTGCTATTCCGGCTCAGCCGTCACCCATGTGGGGATTGTCGTCAGTATTGATGGCCTGCTGCATGTGGCGGAATGCAATCCAGGCTCTAACGTAACGTTTCTTCCGTTAGCGCGGTTTAAGCGGCGATTTGTCAAAGTGGAGTTCTGGCAATGACCATTCGTTTTTACCCGTCCCGGCTTCCCGGTGAACCTCTCGAAACGCATGAGCATGGCGTAATCAGCCTTCGAAACTGGCTGGCGGTGAATGTTGAAGGTTACGAGGAACGGGATGTACCGCCGTTAACCATTGAGGTTGACGGTCTGTCCATTCCGCCAGGCGAGTGGGCTACTTGCGTGATCCACCCTGAAAGTGATGTCCGGCTTTATCCGGTGCCCTTCGGGCTGGAGGCCGCCACCATCGCGTGGATTGGTGTCGGTATCTCCGTTGCTGCAGCAGCTTATTCGCTGTTTATGATGAGCAGTATCGATACGGGGGGCTATACCTCATCCACAGGGCGCAGTCTCGACCTGAACCCGGCGAAGGCAAATACCGCAAAGCTGGGTGATCCGATTCGCGAGGTGTTTGGCCGGGTGCGTATCTACCCTGATTATGTGGTGCAGCCGGTTACCCGGTTTGATGCCGCCGATCCTACGAAAATGCGCGTCCAGATGCTGCTGTGTCTCGGTGTCGGTGAACTGATTTATACCAATGGCGATATCCGGGTTGGCAGTACGCCAGCTTCAACGCTGCCAGGTTTCAACATCACCTATTTTCCGCCAGGCGCGGACGTTTCCGGCGATGAGCGCAGCGAAAACTGGGTCAACTCCACCGAAGTGGGCGGGACGTCATCCGGCACCGGGCTGGATATGGCCCAGACGTCGCCGGATGCCGACGATATTATCGCAGACAGCATGACCGTCTCCGGATCAAGCGTGACGTTTACCGGGCTGGATACGGATGATGATGACGATAATGACGAGAACGAAAACGCGTTACCGCCCAGCTGGGTCACTGGCGCCGTGGTCGAACTGAATGCCCCGGCGAACTACCAGATCACTACGGCGGCTGGATACAGCGTTATCGCAAGCCCGCTGCTGACGGAGATCGCGCCGGTAGTAGGTATGCCGGTGACGCTGAGTTTCAACAGTGTTGATTATGACCTCGTCATTGCGTCCTATACCCCGGGTCAGGACGCTGTGCCTGGCGAGGGTGGCAGTGCAGCAAAAATTCAGGCCAGCGCGGCTCCCGTCACCTACGATTTTTCGACCAGCTCCAGTACGTTCATGATCACATGGCAGGGCACCACCTATACGGTGTCGCTGGTAGCGAACTACATCTCGATGTCGGGACTGCTGGCGGCTATCACCGAGGGGCTCACTGGCTCCGGCCTGGTCGCACGGGACAACGGCGGTACCGTACTGATAACCGAGGCGGCCAGTCCGTTCGTTGGTGGGGCAATCACATCCTCCTCGCTGCCTGCAGCCGTTTTCGGTGATGCCCCGGTTTACACCTCCGGCACGGCATCAACCGGCGGAAGCCCGGCGGTAACGGCAAACGTGACGCTTGCGTATAACAGCACTACGGGAACCGCATTCTCGGGCATGCCTGAAGGTGTGCAACGGCTTTCACTTGCTCACCGCGGGAATGAGTACCAGATCGTCTCTGCCGACGGCACAACGGCAACAGTGGCGCGCCTGGTTAATGGGTCCGTTGATGAGCCGTGGCCGGGATTCACCGCCAGGACGATGATCGACTATGAGGCCACTGGTCTTAACGACACTCTGAGCTGGCTGGGGCCGTTCCTGGTTTGTCCTGAAAATGAGACCGTCGATATGTTCGAGGTGAATTTCTCTTTCCCGAACGGTATTTGCGGCTTTGACAGTAAGGGCAAAAAACGGATTCGCCACGTTGAGTGGGAGATACAGTATCGCGTCTACGGTTCCGGATCGGGGTGGGTGAGTCACCAGGGCGAGTACGCGCTGAAAAACATCAACGGGTTAGGTATCACTGAGCGGATCACCCTCAGTTCTCCGGGGCTGGTGGAAGTTCGCTGCCGTCGGCGCAATGAGCAGGGCTCAAACAACGCGCGAGACAGTATGTACTGGCAGGCACTGCGCGGGCGGCTGCTTACACGTCCTTCATCCTATCCCGATGTGTCGCTGATGGCGGTGACCGTTGAGACGGGCGGGAAGCTGGCGGCGCAGTCAGACCGCCGTGTAAACGTTGTGGCAACGCGGTCCTATGACTCAGCAGGAACGGCCAGAACCATTTCGGGGGCGCTGCTGCATGTCGGGAGCTCGCTGGGGCTGGAGATGGACGTCGATACCATCAACGCGCTGGAGTCCGCGTACTGGACGCCACGGGGCGAAAATTTCGATTTCGCCACCGGCGACAGTATCTCGGCGCTGGAAATGCTGCAGATGATAGCCAATGCCGGGAAATCCCGCTTCCTGTTAAGCGATGGCCTGGCGACGGTCAACCGCGAGGGCATTAAGCCCTGGACGGGGATCATAACGCCGCATGAGATGGTGGAGGAGCTGCAGAGCGGATTTACCGTGCCGTCCGACGATGATTTTGATGGTGTCGACGTGACGTACATCAACGGCGTCACCTGGGCGGAGGAGACTGTTAAATGTCGGACACCCGATAATCCCACACCGGTGAAAATTGAGAACTACAAACTAGATGGGGTACTTTCTCAGGATCACGCCTACCAGATCGGCATGCGCCGCCTGATGAAATACCTGCAGCAGCGGGTGACGTTCCAGACCACCACCGAGCTGGACGCGCTGTGCTACAACACAGGCGATCGCATCGTGCTCACGGATGATATTCCGGGGAACAACACGATTTCCTGTCTGGTGGAGGCGATGACAACGGCTGGTGGCGTGACAACCTTCACCGTTACGGAGCCGCTGGACTGGTCTTTCGAAAACCCCCGTGCGCTGATCCGCTATCAGGATGGCTCTGCATCCGGTCTGATGGTGGCGAGCAGAGTGGGGGATTATCAGTTGTCCGTTCCCCATCTGAGTGATTTTGATGACCCATTGAAGATTGACCAGACTTCACCAGCCATTGAGCCAGTCCGCCTGGTGTTCTGCGGCTCAACGCGTCATGTCTATGACGCCATTGTTGAGGAGATTGCCCCTCAATCAGACGGGACGTGTCAGATTACCGCCAAAGAGTACCGCGCGTCCTTCTACGACTACGACAACGCCAGTTATCCCGGCGACATTGCATAAAACAGAAATAACTCTCAACAACCCGCTTCGGCGGGTTTTTTGTTATAGGGCGACTATGAGCACATATAAAACCGGCCACCCGCTGGGCTCTGCGGCTGTAAAGGATTTATTTGATAACGCCGAGAACCTCGATTTTGCACTGAACAGCCTGACGGCCTTGATATGGACTGACCGCCTGGGGAAAGTCCGGCCTTCATTTTTTGGAATGGAGACATCGTTTCTCAGCCAGATGGCCAGTCAGGAGAGTCGGTTTACTTCTCAGCTGGCCGATCAGGATACGCGATTTAATACGTTCATCGCTTCATCAGGATATGACATTATTGGCGATTACACGGTGGGGACTATCCCGGAAGGGAATCCCCTGACCATCACCGAGTATAACCAGCTCATTCGTTATAGCAACGAACTCTACAAACTCACGGCAGCGACGGATATCCCATTCACTGCTTCGGGTAAAACGGACGAAACCTGGACTGCTACAGACTCTGCACATTTCGTTTCTGTCGGCGATGCTGCTCTTCGCCAAAACCTGGGTTCAAGCGAACATGGCGAGGGCGGGTATTTAGTCGCATGGGCGAGAAACTATTCCTGTGAGGTAACAGCCAGTGTTGCAGTGTTTATGTCCGCCCAGAAAATAAATCTCTGGGAGTATCAACATCTCTGCGTTCCGAAGGTTGGCGATCCAACAACACTGGACTGGGCTCCAGCATTACTTAAGGCATTAAAAGATGGCGCAAAAAATCGTAAGGCTGTTTATGCTCCAGGCATTGAAAACGGATATTACGTATCAAAAATTGATGAGATACTGACTAACCTTGATACTTCCGGCGCAGAATCTCGCATGAGTGTATATGCTCTTGTTGGTGACGGAGCTAACCTGACGCGTTTCATTTCTGACGTATCGGATTCACGAATAATGGAATTCCGTACTTGCCGCATTATGTGGAAAGGATGGTCATTATCTGGACCTGGTTTAAATGCTTATATGGGCGTCAAGCTCGGGGAAGTTTCCACAATAAGTGCAGTGCGTTTGTCTTATGTTGAAGATGTAAAAATAGGTTGGTTCAGTAACCCATTCGTAGTAGGCCATGCTTGGGACTCAACCTTTGTGAATTTACATATTCAAAACTGGGGACGCAATGGAGTTTATATTCAGGAACGTGCAGATGATAACTCCAACAACTTGACTTTCATTCATCTGCACCAGGAGCCAACTGAATATAATGCTGGAGATACGTGCCGTGGTTTTGTTTGTATGGGAGGGGCGACTTCTAACAACAAAAACCATAGTATTCGTTTAATTCAGCCTCATATAGAGCCGAGGAACTGGAACTGTCAACATTTCTATATTTCAAACTGCGTAGGCGTGCTTGTTGATACGCCAAGCGTAAACCGCAATAACAGCCTCGTGGATGAAGATGGGAATTCGCTCGTGGCGAATGCCAACATTGCGCCAGCGATTCATATCATTTCCAGCGTTGGCGTCCATTTCAATGGCGGACAAATAACGCACATTGGGCCAAGAGCGGATGATGTAGCTCCGATTATCAAGATTGAGGGCATTGTAAAAGATATCAGGTTCAACAGTTATATTGATACGGGGCGTGCATCTGTCGCGAATTTTGCAGGAAGCATTGACTTTAGCAATAGCCCCAATGCAGCGCGCGAAGTTTATATTGATGGTGCTCCTGTTGGGTCTTACACGTCATATTCTAGCGTTCGGAACATGTGGCGACTGTCTGTTATGGCAAATATTCAGAGGACAGTATCAGCTCTTGCAGAACAGTACTCCATAGCCGGAACAACAGATACCGGGACCGTGCTCAAATTTCTGATGGGTAATACAGCGGACCCGTCAACAGCACCAACGGAAATCATGCGTCTGTATAGCGAGGGATATCTGTATAACAAAGGCTATGTGTCGCCTACGGTAACTATCGCGGCCGGAGCGACGTACACACATATTGTGGGCGCAGGGGTCAACAACCGCCGTGGTGAGTACAAAATTACGGGCCTGGAAGATGACAACACCCTTTTCGGCTCGTTCTTTAACGTGCCCAACAAAGCGCCAAAACCCACCGGAATTATTGGTGATGGAGTAAATCTTTCACAGGCGCAGCCTGACGCGTCAGTCACAAACAAACTCTGCGTGTACCAGAGTGGGCAGTATATCGTTTTAGAAAACCGTCGCAGCACATCAGTTACGCTGGCAATTCGTTTCGATTCAGGTATCAGTTGAGGTATTGATGGCACTCATTACGTATCGTTCAAACAAAACTGTTCAGGCAATGCTTATTGAAAACATTGCTATTAACCCTGATTACACCGCCACCATAACCGACAGTAACGGGCAGGAACTGGCGGTTTCATCAGATTATGTTTTGCGTGAGAAGCCGAGAGCGGGAGGTTACTACATGCTGAACGGAGAGGGTTTTGAAAGCTTTATTGATAAAGAACTATTCGAAACTGATTTTGCGGAGAGTTGAGGAAGTATATTTTATGAATAATCCCCGCCATTACTGGCGGGAGTTTTATGAAAAAAATCACTCTTCCGTGAAAATGACTGAATTCCCTGCCAGGAGAATCTGGCGGGGATATTCATCAGATATTTGCCGCACCTGAAAATACCGGAATCGTCTTCAGATACGCGTACCCCTGGTCGGTAATGCTTTCTGAAGAATCGGGATCGGGCGTGAATGTATAGTTCTTCATCGCGCCCGGCGCCATCTCGTCATCATCCGTGTCGCTGAAAAATACGCTGAGGTTGATTGACGCAGCATTCCCCCCAAAGCTCTGTATTTTCGCGAACCGGAATACGGTATCGCCGTTCGAAGTCAGAATATGAAACTCGCCTTTTAAAGCCATCATTATGCCTCCAGTCCAAACCGCCATTGCGGGTTAGTCAATGTCACCCCTGAGCCGCCTGTTGTCGTGAACAGGACCTGCTCCTGAAATTTCAAATCAACCAGTATTCCATGCGTGCCCGGTACGTTCGTCTGAAATACTGGCATCCCGTTTTTAGATACTGAACAGGAACCACCGCTGGAAGGGATAGTCAGCGAGACAAAATACCGTCCCGGGCGCCGGTATGGATACTGGTATGTTGATCCATTACCCACCACTGTGCCGTTAAGCGGGTGTGCCGCCTCTCTCAGGGAAAACGAGGACTGTGAACCATCGTCGGTATACCGAATGCGGCAGAAATTGGTTTTTCTCGTCTCCACTGTGCCCAGCTGTTCCTTGCTGGCCAGCCGGATGACGTAGTTGGTCGTGTTCCCTTCAAGTTTGCAGCGCTTGCCGATATTCAGCGTGCCGGCGGCAGTGGTTTTCACCGCCACAAGGGCCAGTTTTTCTTCGGCCTCAGCATCGTAGCCTGAGTGGTTATCGTTATTTTCCGTGTTGAGATAAATCTCCCACCCGGCGCCGATCGTTTCATCCAGCTCAATCGTGGGCTCAGCAGGCCAGCCACGAGCAGGCGTATTAAGCTGCTGGAGAAAACCATCATTGATATACAGCATCACCGGATCGCCAACCACGCTGGCTCGCTGTCCACGATATTTCAGCAGGTTGAGGTTGTTCGTTCCGAGGAAGAACTTACTGATATACCAGGCTGTTGCATGCGCGAACGTAATGCGGGAGTTAAAGCCACCGCGCATAAACCGCCCGGAGTTCTGCGCGTGAACACCCGACACAAACAGATTCGAGTTACAGACCTCAAGAGCATACAAACTCGGGTTAGACTGCGCATAAGTTGGCGCGCCACAAATGGAGATGTGCTTCCCAACCGTGACGTTGGGGCAGTCCCAGAAGCACAGGTGACCAATCCCTCCGGCCCCTGTCAGAATATCGCTCAGGGATAATGTGCCGCACTCGCTGAAAATCAGACCGCCTGAAGTTTCCGTGTGCGGTACATAATCCTCAAATGTCATTTTGAGGTCATAGCACCTGGATATCAGGCCGTAGGTACGGTTATTCTGCGACCAGATTGAATTCCAGTGACCCAGACCAGCGCCGGTATTCACCAGATAAAAGTCGCGGCCGCATGATTTGATGTTGAAAACCACGTCGCCCACGTTTTGAATAGAAGGCAGCACCTGTACCAGATCAGGCCAGTGCGCAGTGACGGCGGAGTAATCAGATTTGCCGGTACTGTAAAGAACAGTCCCGGGATAATTCCCCGCATGCATATCGAAGTCAGGAGCGTTAACCATCGCCTCCAGGCGGAGAATATAGTTGTCGTTCACCATCGCGGCAATTTCATCATCCGTGAAATTATCGACGTTAAAATCTATCCCGGTATTGTCGACGTGGATCCTGAAGTATGGATTGTTGGCCTGAACAACGAAGAAGCCAGCCCCCATGCCCAGAGCACACAGCATGTCGATACCAAAGCGATTACCGGCACCGCCCGGAGGGAGTTTCCAGGCCATATATTCCGGCCAGTTGCCGCAGCGAATATGATGGTGTTCGGCGATATAGACCACCCCGACATCCAGACCTTTAATAATGGACTGAGGGTAGCCAGACTCTGATATTGAAGCGGCGGCCTGCAGGCAGTTTTTAAACGCAAAATCCTGTGTTGCAGAAGTCTGTTTCACGCTTTTTGCCCGCGCCCAGGCCATGCGAATTTCATTGCCCTCGAAGCGACGTTTCCACAGACGCCCAAGCGGATCACGGATATGCACACAGTCGTCGTCGGGGATGGTCATCACCGCGCCGCCAGGAACCTGATCGAAAATCCCCTGAGCGCCATCGAGGCGGGTTTCTGCCCCGCAACACATAATCGAATTGCCGGAACCGGTGAAATTTCGTATCTGAGAGTAGGTCGCCTGACCTATCAAACTGAACCCTTCGTTTGAACCCAGGTTTACGCGAACAATATCGGCAATTTACAATCAGCTATTTCAACGGGTTACAATATGCTGATTGGCTATGCACGGGTCTCTACAGGGGATCAAAACCTCGATTTACAGAAAAACGCGCTGATCCGCGCAGAATGTGAGCTGGTTTTTGAGGATATGGCCAGCGGGAAAAATTCCCGGCGGCCAGGGTTAAAGCGCGCCTTGCGGCGGCTGCGACCTGGTGATGTGCTGGTGGTCTGGAAACTTGACCGGCTGGGCCGCAGCGTGCGCGATCTAATTACGCTCGTGTCGGAGCTGCAGGCGCGCGGGGTGAATTTCCGCAGCCTGACCGACTCGATCGACACTTCGACGCCGGCCGGCCGCTTTTTCTTCCACGTCATGAGCGCCCTGGCAGAGATGGAACGTGAGCTGATCGTCGAGCGTACCCGTGCTGGGTTAGCCGCAGCGAGGGAGCAGGGGAGAGTAGGTGGACGGCGCCGGGTAATGACCACTGAGGTTGTGGAGCGATGCCGCAGAATGCTGGAGAACGGCGCTACCCGACAACAGATCGCAGATGTGATAGGGGTGGGAGTGAAGACGATTTACAAATATCTCCCTGTAGCACTTACTCGGGAACCTCTTTGTAGAAAATTGCAGGGATTATCGGAGATAGTTTGA